GCGGCACGAGGGTTGGCAACATTTTCGTTACCAGAGTAGTAACGTGCAATGTCAAATGGGCTTAATGCTTCTTGACCAGCAGTTACGCCGCCGCCCAATGTTGGAACGGTGTCTGAGTAACGAACTCTTAGTGTGTGAATCTGTGCTACGGGGCCTGTCATTGGTTGAACAGCGATGATTTCATTCGCAATAACTGTTGGCATAACACGACGTATAACAGGTAAAATAACCTTGTTTAGTGTAGCAACGTTACCGGCAGATGTTGCACCAGCTGTAGCAGCTTCTGTTAGGGGCACTCTGTTTAGAAGATCTTTACGAGTGTTTTCTAAACAGACATCCATAACTTTCTTTCTATTACCATTTAAGCCTTCTAGTAGAGCATCCTTTGTGCTCTTCCAGTGGCTTTCCATTAGTAGATGTCTCATTTTATGATACTCCTTAATATTAATTTAGACCAGCTAGTTTACGTAATTGTATTACGCCTGGATCGTTTTCTTTTTCGCCTAAATCTTCATTTAAACGGGTTTTTCTGTCGCCGGTAACGGCAACACTTATTGGTTGTGCTGTTTTATTAGTTTCAACCAAAATCTTTTTAACTTCGTCACTTCTTACGCCTGTTTCACGTAATACTGCTGGAAGGTATCTCTTGAATGATTCATGAAGTTTTTCTGTTTTTACCCCTTCAAGTAGATTGGACATTACTGTCTTTTGATCTCTTGCTAGTGGTGTAATAAGTTCATTCATAATTCTTGATCGTTCTGCTCTTTCTTCAGCAAGTTTTACCTTGCGTGAAGCAATGCTCAATTGGGTTTCTTTTTCAACAATTAGATTGTTTTTCTTAGCCAATTCCTTCTTTACTTCGGTGATCATGTTCTTTAGTTTCTTAACTTCTGAACCTTCACTTAAGTAGGAAGTCATGTATTCTGCTGCATAAGCTTCAAATATCATTCTACCAAAATTGTTTTCTCTTGCCACTTTTAGGTCTTCTTTTAGTTGAACCATTTCGGTTTTCATAGTTTCTACCATGGTTTTTTCAACTAACTTACTTGCCTTAGCAATGAAAGCTTTTTGTGTTTCTTGTATTTTCGTCTTAGCAGTTGATTCAAGTTCAACTCTACGTGCTTCTAACAGTTTCTTATCTGTTTCAAATTCACCAAGTTCTTCTTGTAGCTGAGTTAGAACAAATTTTTCTAATTTTGAAATTCTGTCAGCGAATGCATCCTTGTAATTAACACGTGATTCACGTAATTCTTTGTGCAACTTAATTCTTTCTTCAGATAGTTCCTTCTTATCTTGCGCAAATTCTGCAATTTCACCTTTTAATTGGGTCGTTACAAATTCCTGCAAATTGGTCATATCTTTGTGAGCTTTTGCTTCGTATATTTTCTTAGCAGAAGCAATTTGTCTATTAAGTTTTACTCTTTCTTCAGCTAGTGCCTTTTTTTCAACCGACATAGCTTCCAATTCTTTACGTAGTGTTTCAATTACAACACCCTTCATTGATTTGGCCTTTCGAGCCATTGCTTTTTGAGCAGCATTAGCGTTTTCGCTGATTTTCTTCTTAGTATCGGCGAACACTTTTACTTCTCTTGCTAGGTGCTCATTTAAGAACATTTCCATTGTTTCGACTAAATGACCTTTATCATGTTCATAACGTTTTGCCATTTCATCACGGACTTGTTCTTCAATTTGCTGTCTAGCCTCAGAGAGTTTTGTTTCCCAAGCTTCAACTAATGCATTTTTGATGCCTTCGTTAAGCACTTGGTTTTCTAATATTTGCTTTAGTGCATTATCCATTATTAAACTCCTTAGGCTTTCAAAGCTTTATCCATCCAGCGTAATACTTCTTCTTTTAAGTATTTCTGAGCCTTTGGATCGATTTTGACGGATGTGGATAAGTCTTCCACAATACCGCCACGATTCGAGTTAAAGATATCATAAATCTTTCTCTCATATACTGCGTTGGGGTAAGCATTAGGAGCGGAAGGACGTGCAACAATATCAACTGTAATAATTTCAAATTCAGAAACTTCACCATTTGATTCGTTAACATTACCTGAGCCTCTTGATGATACGCCCAATTTACCACCGCACTCTATTAGTGTGCGGCAGATATTTCCCATCGGGGTAGGAACAATCTTAAGTTTACCAAATCCCTTGCTGCCATCCATCCACATTTCTGTAATCATATGGCTAACGCGGTCTAAATTAATCTGTAAACCTTCAGGGTGATCTGCTTCACCCCAAATTGTTTCGCCCTTACGGACTGTGTCATTAATAAGGTCAACGGCTGCTCTTATTTCATTTACCGGATAAACTCTTTGATTGTGATTTTTAACACCACCTTCAATAAAAATACCCTTCATGTAAAGATCCTTGGGCTTACCGGTTTCCTTATCGGTGCCGCCGCCTTCAAGAAGAATCTGTGCTTGATCCCAATTTAATCTTTCTGTGAGCAAATATGACATCATTAATCCTTAGTTTCTCTTACCTTTATTGGTAGGAACAGGACTATGCATGTTGCCTTCGCCGCCTTCAACCGAATTCAACTTTGCAGAAGAATTGCCTTCACGTGAAACTTTTGTTAAAGGATCCTTGGCTTTTCTTTCAACGTTGCTTGGTTTTTTTGATCCATTACCAGTTTTGGTAGTTGGCGGAGTTTCCATTGCAAACCCGTTGTGTTCTGAACTTTTACGTTGAACTGGTCTGCTACCCTCTCTATCTTCTACTTTGTGCATAGGAATAGGACTATCAGTATTTACTGCAAGCTTTTTCGAAGCGCCGGTACCAATTTCGGCTTCAGTGTTTTTAGCATTTACTGTTGAAAGTAAAGACATTGCACTTTCTTCTAAATCGGCAAATTCATCTTCATCTAATTTGAATTCTTCGTCTTCGTCATCTTCGTCGTCGCCTTCGTAAACACCATCCATATCACCGTGACCCGGTTTTATAAAATCCTGCACAGGGCGTGATCCTTCGCCTTCAGTATCATAAATATTTTCTTCTACGGCTTCTTCGTCGTCGCCCATATCTTCTGAATCAGAATCCATGTCATCGCCCATGTCGTCGCCCGTGTCGTCGTCCATATCATGATCTTCGCCTTCTTCGTCAGCCATTAACTGTTCAAATTCAGCTTTTAGTGCTTCTAGTTCATCTTCTAGTTCACCTAATTCTGCTTTGAGATCAACCGTTGTACCTTCGCCTTCTTCGTCAGCATCCATGTCATCATCCATTTCACTTTCACCATCTTCTAGATCGGCGTCAAGTTCCATTTCTGCATCACCCATGTCCATATCATCGGTTGTTTCTTCATCTTCGTCGCCTGCTTCATAAAATTGTTCAGCGGCCACTTCATCGGCGTCGTCATCAAGGACTGCATCATCCTCTTCAACTAGCTGATTATGTATCTCACGAGCTTTTTCAACAAACCATTCGTGAAGCAAAGCAGAAGCTTGCTTTTCGTTTTCGTTTATTAATAGCTCTAATACTTTCTCGAGCTTATTTGTCATTCTACATCTCCAATTGTCCAAATATGTTGTAGTTTGCTTTATATAGAAATTATTCTATTGTTAATATTTAATATATTTAGTTATTAATACTTGATAATGCCCCTAAAACTAAAGATTTTGACAAAATCTATGTAGTTTACTACAATCGCAATATGTTAAATATAGGGATGAGTAAATGAATAATAAGTTATTGCTAGGTTGGGGCATTTTGTGCAATGCTGTTGGCAGTGATAAAATAATTTTTGTATCACATAAACTTGGAACCTCAAGCAAATTAACAGTAAATTTTACCATATCTATAAATGAAGCAAAAATATTTAATTCTTTTTATTCTGTGTTGGACGAGTATAGGAAAATTATTAGACATAGAATTAATAATATTGAAGAAGAAGAACTCAAAATAATTAAAATATATGGCGGTTATGCAGAGATCAATTTATCCGATGATTTGTATCTTAATGAAATACAAAAAAGGGCCATTAAAAAATTAGAAAAAGATGAAATAGCCGCACTAGGACTTGAACGAACAGCAATGTTTAGCAAATTAGATGAAGTAGAAAAAAATTTATTAAAAGAATTTTATCCTACAGAACATATATCAGAAAAATAAAATTATAGCCCGCCACTGTCTTCAGCGGGCGCGCCATACATTACACTTAATAATGATTGGCGTTTAATATAATCAAGTTGACGAACTGCTTGAATTTTCTTTAACTTGTTTATATGTTTTAATGTTAACTTGGGTTTACGGGTGTCATATAAACTTTTTACGCCGTTTGAGCGATATTCCTGAAAATATAAATTGTCAAACTCATCCATAATAAAAATCCTTTTATTTTATTTATATTATA